ACCCGGCGCCTTTTTTCTCCCCGTTTGGTGGCCTGTTCGCACCGTGGCCGAGGGTGACCGGGGGTTACAGCGGGTTGCGGGGGTGTTTGGGGAGCTTGCCGGGGGTCTGGCGGGGCGGGTTTGCCGCGCCGGCTCGGCTGGGCTGGTCGTGTGGCGTTACCCTGGCGATCATGGGTGAGCGTCTGCGGTTTTCAGCGGCCGGGCTGCCGGCTGGCCTGGCGTGCGATCCTGACACGGGCGGGATCTCCGGGGTGCCTGAGGGGCCGGGGATCTCGTCGGCGACGGTGACCGGGCGCGGGTACTACGTGGCCGATGAGCGGTTCCCGCCGGGGACGGCGGTGACGATCTCGGATTTCGCCGAGGGCGACTGGCATGTGTGCCGGGACTGGCCCGAGCATGTGCCCGAGATCTGCCGGGCGCCGCTGGTGCATATCGCGGGGACCGGGGCGGATGGGGTCGTCGGGGAGGCGTGGGTGCAGGCGTCGCGGCTGGCGGCCCGGTGACGGCGTCCCGGCTCAAGCAGGCCGAGGTCGCCGACCGGCGCCGCCGGCTGCTCGCCGCGTTGTCGAGCGGGATGACGATCGAGCAGATCGCCGGCGCCGACCCCGAGGATGAGCGCACCGCGTGGGTTGCGGTGTTCGGCGGGTCGCCGGGGCGGGTGGCGCAGGAGGCGCGGCGGGCGCTTGAGCAGGCGGCGGCCAACGATGCGGAGATCGCCGACCGGTATGTGACTCTTGAGCTTGAGCGGCTCGCCGCTGCGGAGCGGCGGGTGCAGCAGATCCTGATCCGCGCGTCGGACGCCCGCGACGGTTTGCTGGCGTTGCGGGCGGTTGACCGGGTGATCCGGCTGTCCGAGCGCCGGTCGGAACTGCTCGCCCTGAATGCGGACAGGTCGAGGCGGAACCCGGCCGGGCCGGCGCCGGCCGAGGATGACCGGGATGACCTGGCGCGGCGCCGGGCCGAGCGCCGGTCGGCGGCCCGGCTGGCGGCGGCGCAGCGGGGGTGACTGTCCTCGACGTGCCGGCCGGGTGGCTGGGCGACCCGTGGGCCGAACTGCCGGCCGAGTTCGCGCCGCTGGCGCCGTATATCCCCCCGGGTGACCCGTTCGGCACGTCGATGTTCGGGGTGCAGCGGCCGGCGTATTTCACCTGCCCGCAGTGGGTGACCAGCGCCGGCGGGGAGTGCATGGAAAAGGCCGCCGAGGCGGGCCTGGTCCTGGACCCGTGGGAGGCGTGGTTCCTGATCCACGCCCTCGGCGAGACCGAGCAGGGCCGCTGGGCGAGCTTCGCTGTCAAGCTGATCTGTAGCAGGCAAAACGGCAAAGGCGCGATCCTTGAGGCCCGGGAACTGGGCGGCCTGTTCGTGTTCGGCGAGGAACTGATGATCCATTCGGCGCACCGGTTCAACACCGCCCAAGAGCAGTACCTGCGGATCCTGACCAGGATTGAGAACACGCGGTCGATGATCCGCAAGGTGGCCCGGATTCCCGCCTCGCACGGCGAGGAAGGCATCGAACTGTTCCCGACGCCGACGATCATCACCGGGTCCGGGGCCAGGGACGTGACCGTGTCGAGGACGCCGCGGTTGCGGTTCCTGGCCCGGTCCAAGTCGGCCGCTAGGGGGTTCACCGGGGACCTGATCGTGCTGGATGAGGACATGGTCCTCGACGCCGACGACTGCGCGGCGATGATCCCGTCGGTGAGCGCGCGGGGCCGGCTGACCCAGGCCGGCCCGCAGATCTGGTACATGGGCTCGGCGGGGATCGGGAAGGAATCGACCCAGTCGGCCAAGGTGCGCCGCAACGGGATGCGCGGCGGCACGAGCCTGTGTTTCGCCGAGTTCTCGGTGATCCTGCACGACGAGTATTGCCCCCGGGACTGCCAGGTCCCCGGCCACCTGGACCCCTACGACGAGGCGACGATCGCCGCCGCGAACCCCGGGTACGGGCTGCGCCTTGAGCATGAGATCGCCGTGGCGACCCGCGACAACCTGGGTATCGAGAAGTGGGCGCAGGAAGTCCTCGGCGTGGGAAACTACCCGTCGGCCGAGGACGCGTTCGCGGTGTTCAGCGAGCGCATGTGGGACGCTATCCGGGTGCGGGACGGCATCCGCCCGGAACGGCCGGTCGCCGCGATCGACGTCGCCCCCGAGCGGGCCAGCGCCGCGATCGGGGTGTGCGGGATGCGGCCCGACGGCCGGCGTGCGGTCGAGGTCGCCGACCACCGGCGCGGCGCCGGCTGGGTCGTCGATGCAGCCGTGGGGATCAACCACCGGCGCGGGCCGATGACGTGGGTTGTGGACCCGAGGACGGACGCCGGGTCGCTGATCGGCGACCTTGAGGACGCCGGCCTGCGGGTCGAGCAGATGCGGGCGATGGACGTCGCGCAGGCGTTCGGCCAGTTCTATGACGCGGTGCGGGCGCAGCCCCCGGAGGTCGCCGAGTACGGCGACCCGGCTGTCCGCAAGGCCGTCGGCGGGGCGGACACGAGGCGGATCAGCGAGGGCCGTGGGTGGGACCGGATCAGCGCGGCGATTGACATCACGACGATCGTCGCGGTCACGAATGCGCACTGGGGGCACAAGCGGTTCGGCGGCGATCTTGACTACGATGTGGGCGAGTCGGTCGGGTATGACGTGACTGAGGTCATCCGGTACGTCAAGATGGGCGTGTACGGCCCGACCGACCTGATGCGCTTGGCGTCGCTGGGGATTCTCAGGGCAGCCGACCTGGGCGCGATCGAGCAGGCCGGCATCGTATTGCCGGCTGGGCTCGCTGTGCGCGACTGAGGGAGGCTAGATGGTGGCGGACGTCCACGCACTAGGGGCCGGGGACTCTCGCCCGTCAGGTGTCAAGAATTGGTTGACGGCCAAGGGGCGGCCGTGGGCGGCGGGTGCGTGGGGGAAGGTCAAGGCGTCCACGACGATCAGGGCGCTTCCTGGCGTGACGGCGATGATCGCCTGGTCGTGCTCGGTCGGGGGGGCGGTCAACTACTTCGCCCACGGGCTCGGCGTGTGGGCCGGGCTCGGCGTGTTCGCGTGGTTCATGACCCGCCTCGACTCGCGTATCGGCAGCTAGCCCCCGTGTGCGGCGAGGAACTGCTGACCGAGGCGCAGCGCCAGGCCGCGACCGAGGCGATCGAGGCCCGGGTCGCCGAGATCCTCGGCGACGTGGCCGCCTGGCAGCCGCTGGGGTTCGTGCCTGAGGCGTTCAAGGCGCCGCCGGTGTTCACCGCGAGCTACGACCTCGGGTGCCGGATCTGCTCGTCGGCCGGCTGGTCCTCGTGCCCGGCGCACGGCCCGTTCCGGCCGGTCCCCGATTCTCTGCCGTTCCGGTCGATCGGGGGCTGCTAGGTGGGTGTGTTCTCCGGGCCGAGGTCGGTGACCGGCAAGCAGGTCCGGGCGTCCGACCCGGGGCCGACGTTCGGCATGTGGGGCATCAGTTCGCCGATGGACCTGATCCCGACCCGCCCGTTTCAGCGGCTCGGCCCGACCGTCACCCAGGACACCGCCATGCGGCACTCGGCGGTGTGGCGGGCGCTCACCCTGCGCGCCGACATGGAATCGACCCTGCCGCTGCTGCCGTACACGATGGTCGCCGGGGAGCAGGTCCAACTGTCCTACACGCCGATGATCCTGTCGGCGCCCGGCGGCCCGGAAGTGCCGATCGAGGAATACCTGTACTCGTCGCGGCTGGACCTGGACCGGGCCGGGAACCACATCGCGATCATCACCGAGGTCAACGGGTACGGGCAGCCGGCCAAACTTGAGGCGCAGCCGTCGCAGGAATGCACGGTGCTGGTCCGGGGCGGGAAGCTGTGGAAGTACCGGATCGCCGGGAAACTGTATGACCCGGAGATGATCTGGCACGAAAAGCAGTACACAAGCTCGGGCCTGTACGTCGGCCTGTCGCCGGTCGCCTACGCCGCCTGGTCGCTGGGCCTGTACCTGAATGTGCAGGAGTTCGCGACGAACTGGTTTGCCCAGGGCGGCATCCCCAAGGCCCGGCTAAAGAACACGGCCAAGGTGATCCCGCCGGGGCAGACGGCGGTGATCAAGGAGGCGTGGCGGGCGTCGATCTCGGCCGGTGAGCCGTTCGTCCATGGCAGCGACTGGGACTACGAACTGATGCAAGCCCAGGAAGCATCGGCGGACTGGCTTGACGCGATGGCCGCCACCGTCCCCGACGTGGCCCGGTTCATGAATGTGCCGGTGGACATGATCGACGGCACCCCGACCGGGGCCCGCACCGGCCGCACCGACCTGACGTATGCCAACATCGGGCAGCGCAACGCGCAGTTCCTGGTGCTGCACCTGTCCCCGGCGCTGGTCCGCCGGGAACGGAAGTGGTCGGCGGGGCTGCTGCCGGCCCGGCAGTTCTGCCAGTTCGTGCCCGACGAACTGTTCCGCATGGACCCGATGGCCAAGGCCCTGTTTCAGCGGGCCAGGATCGACGCGCGCACCCTCGCCCCGTCCGAGGCCCGCGAGGACTGGGGACTGCCGGCGCTCACCGCGGCGCAGGTCGCCGAGTTCGACCATTTCTGGCCGCCGGTGGGGAACGTGCAAGGCGAGGGGCCGTACCCGGAAGGTTCCGGCCCGGGGGAGGACCCGTCCGAGGACCCGACCGACCCGATCGACCCCGGCGGCGACCAATCGGCGTCGCTGGGCAACCCGTTCACCGCCCGGGAGCTTCCCGGCCGGCGCCGGCTGGCCATCGGGGCCGGCCGCTAAACGAAGGAAAGGACTGTCATGGCCGGAACCCCTCCCGAGGCGGGACGCGCCGAGCACTTCGCCGAGGACGCCGCCGGGCTGCGCGCAGCCGGCGCCCAGGCCCGCGCCGATCACATGCCCGGCCGCCGGGGCAAGCCTGACGACGGCGCGCGGATGGCGACGTTCCGCGCCCAGTTCCGGCACGAGCCGGTGGTCGTCGCCGGGAAGGAACTGCGGCGCCTCGACGGGTACGCCAGCGTCGTCGAGCAGCCGTATTCGATGTGGGACATGTGGGGCGAGTACACCGAGGAGATCGCCGCGACGGCGTTCGACGCGACCCTCGCCGCCGGCCCCGACGTGGCGTTCCTGACCAACCACCGGGGCGTGACGATGGCCCGCACCAAGGGCGGGACCCCGACGCTGACCCTCGACGCCGACCCGCGCGGCCTGCACATGGAAGCCCTGGTGAACCCGGCCCGCACCGACGTGCGGGATCTGCTGACCGCGATCGACGACGAGAACATCACCGAGATGTCGTTCGCGTTCATGATCCTCGACTGGGAATGGAACGAGGATTACGACCAGTGCCGGATCAACTCGGTGGACCTGGACCGGGGCGACGTGTCGGCGGTGAACTTCGGCGCCAACCCGTACACGTCGATCGCGGCCCGGTCGCAGGAGGTCATGGGCCTGCTGCCGCACCTGCCCGACGGGGTCGCCCGCGCCGCCATGAGCACCCTCGGCCGGCAACTGGGCATCCCCGTCCACACGATCGAGCGGCTGTCCACCCAGGCCGCGCAGGCGCGTGCCGCAGCGGACCCGGACCCGGTCGAGGCCGCGTCCCGGGGCCGGTCGGTGGCGCTGGTTGAGCGGCTGCTCGACCTCGACTGACCGGTCCGCCCGGTCGGGCTCGCGGCGCGGCGGTGCTGTCCTGCCGCGCCGCGAGCTATGTATGATCAGCGACTAGGAACTGCCGGCGCCGGCAATCAGACCGGCGGCATGTGGCAATCAGACCTCTCCGGTGTCCTGTACGGCGCCGCACGGCCGGCTATCAGACCGGCGATCTGGGCGGCGAGTCCACGGCATCCCAGCACACCCGAGAGGCACAGTCATGCCGGTATTCGTCGATGACCTGATCAACGGCATCGAAGTCGAGCTTGAGCAGGCGCAGCGGCAGCGCGACAAGGCGCAGCACGAGATCAAGATCATCCTTGAAAGGTCCCGGCAGGCGGGTGAGGCGACCCTGTCCGCCGAGGACGACCAGCGGGTCGAGGACCTGTTCCGGTCGCGGGACAAGCTCAAGGCCGACATCCGGGGCATCGAGAACCGGCTCAACCAGGCCAAGCGGGCCAAGGCCGAGGAACTTGAGGCCGCCGAGATCCAGGCCGAGCGCGACGCGAACCCGGCCGCGGTGCGGGTGATGCCCGCCGACCGCAGGAACACTGACCGGGCCGCGTCGGTGTCCGTGGGCCGCAACGAGCGCACCTACCGCCCGGACACTGACAAGAAGGGCGTCCGGTTCCTGTCCGACGTCACCCGGGCCATGATCTTCAACGACCCGGAGGCGGCGAACCGGCTCGCCTCGCACATGGCCGAGGAAAGGATCGAGCGCGGCGACAAGCTGATGCGCGCCGCCGGCGACTCGACGACCGCGAACTGGGCCGGCCTGACCGTCCCCCAGTACCTCACCGACATGTACGCGCCGGCCGTGGCCGCGATGCGGCCGTTCGCCGACATCTGCAACCACCACGACCTCCCCGCCAACGGGATGACGGTCAACATTTCCCTGGTCACGACCCCGTCGGCCGTCGGGTTGCAGGCGTCCGAGCTTCCCGCCGGCGTCACCGCCCAGTCGATCGACGACACGCTGCTGACCGAGAACGTGCAGACCGCCGCCGGGCAGGTCACCCTGTCCCGCCAGGCGATCGACCGGGGCACCGGCATCGAGGAAGTCACGATGCAGGACCTGTTCCGCCGGTACGCCACCAACCTCGACTCGACGCTGATCAACCAGGCCACGACCGGCCTGTCGGCGCTGGCGGTGGCCAACAACTTCACGACCACGTACAACGTGCAGAACTTCTACTCCAAGATCATGGGCGCGGCGGCCGGGGTCGAGGCGGCGCTGCTCGCCCAGGCCAATCCGACGCATGTGATCATGTACTCGACGCGGTGGTGGAACCTGGCCGCGCAGGTGTCGGCAAACTTCCCGTTCATCAACGTCATGGGCGCGGCGATGCCGTGGCAGGGCGGCGCGATGGACCCGAACAGCACCTACCAGACCGGGATCCGTGGCCGGCTCCCGTCGGGGCTGCTGGTGGTGTCCGACAACAACGTGCCGAACAACCTGGGCGCCTCCACCAACCAGGACGAGGTCTACGTCGTCGCCAGCGACGAATGCCACCTGTGGGAGGACCCCGACGCCCCGGTGTTCATCCGCGCCGAGCAGCCCAAGGCCGCCCAGCTTGGCGTCCTGCTGGTCCTGTACGGGTACTTCGCCTACAGCTTCCGGCGGTACGCCTCGGCGGTCCAGAAGGTCTCGGGCACCAGCCTGACGACCCCGTCGTTCTGACCCGGTAACAATTAGGGGCCGAGGGGTCGCGGTGCTCGTCGTCCGGGCGTGGCCGGATCACCCGCCGGCCGGCCGTCCGCACATCGTGGACGGCTGGCCGAGGGTGCCGGTCGACGACTACGACTACCGGGCACTGGCCAGCGTCGGCGAGAACGTCATCTCAATGGACTGGGACACCGCCTGCTCGGCCGAGGACCTGCGGCACTTCGCCGCGCAGGCGGCCGAGCAGCCGGCCGAGATCCTCGTCGCCCCCGTCCGCACCTACTACGGCCCCACACCAGGGCAGTGGAACCTCGCCACGATCGACGGGACCATCCTGCCGACCGGGGCACCCGTGGCCGACGTCTTCGGATTCGGCCTGGTCTACCTGCCGCGCGCCCGGCTCGCCGCGTTCACCGCGGCGAACCCGGGGGCCCGGCTGATCGACCCGGTGTTCTCTAGCTGGCACTACGAGACCACCGGCAGGGGGGTGCGGGTGTGCTGGTCGGTGCGGCCGGTGCACCTGCACTACCCCGACGCCATCAGCGGTCGCCTGACGATGGGAGAGGCCCGTGCCGCTTGACAGGGACGAACGTGACAAGATCCGCGACCGGTACGCCGACGACGGCCGGCGCGGCCAGGTCGAGCAGGCCGCCTCGGCGTACCTGACGGCCCGCGAGCTAGGGCAGGTGACCGCGATGGACGACGCACGGAACCGGATGGCCGCGCTCGGGTATGAGTCCGACGCCGCCGCCAAGGACCGGAAGGCCCAGGCCGCCGAGGACCGCAAGCAGGCCGCCGCCGACACGCCGGACAAGGGCGAGCCCAAGGGCAAGGGGCCGGCGCCGGCGCAGACCGGGACCCGGGGCCGCGCCACCAGGGGCGGCTGACATGTACACGGTCACCTGCCCGCAGTCGGGGCTGTCGGCGGTGGTGTCGTGCGGCTGCCACCTGGTGGGCCACCCGGTGGCCGAGACCGGCGAGCATCACGCCCGGTGCCAGATGGCGAACTTGACGTCGAACCTGGCCTGCCCGCCCGCGTCCGGGTGCTGCCAGGAGGACCACGACCACGAGGCGGCGGCGAACGCGTGCCCCGGCGGTCACGGCGACTGCCCCGACCCGGGATCGTGCGCGCTGCACGCGTCGGTGCGGGCGCACTACCGGGCCACCCTCGACGCCCACCGGGCCCATGTCGAGGCCGGCGGCCAGGACCGGCACGCGATCGAGGACCTGGCCGAGCCGCCGCCCTCGTGCCCCGGCGGGCACTGCCATGTGGCCCTGCCCGACTGCACCGTATGCCACCCGGTGATCATCACAGCCGGGATCGGGACCGCGGTACTGCGGCCGGTGGCTGCGGCATGAGGGGCGCATGGGCGGCGGCCCGGCTGATCCTCGCGTGGGCGCTGTTCCTGGCGTTCGCCGCCCTGGACCAGACCCAGGCGCAAAAGGTCATGACCTACCTGACGACCTCGACCGCGCCGGCCGCCCTGACAACCGGGTTCCGCATCCGCCTGGACTCGGGCACCGCGACCGCGTCGGCGGCCGGGACCGAGATCACCGGCACCGGGTACACCGCCGGCGGGCAGACCTCGACGGCGCCGTTCTTCACCACGGCGACCACCGCCTCCCCGTCGGTCACGACGTGCCCGCACACGGCCGTGCTGTCGTGGACCAACGGCTCGGGCGGGAACTGGTCGATCCAGTCCCTCGACGTGAACGACGGCGCCGGCTCCCCGATCCGCACCATGTTCGGCAACTGGAATGGCGCCCCTGTGGTCGTCGCCAACGGCAACACATTCCAGGTCGCCCTCGACGCGATCTCGGCGCAGGGGTCCTGACCGGTGGGCGTCCTGTGGACCTACCCGCCGTCTGAGGGGGGCCTGGCGCGGGCGGCCGGCGCGGCGGTCACCGCCGCCGCGCTGACCGCCGGGACGCCCACGCCGCCGCCGATCCTGCCCAGGATCAACCTGCCCGGGGCCAAGCTGCTCGTCGAGGCCGACCTGGAAATGACCTCCACGTCGGCGACGCCGACGCTGACGATCGGCCTGTACCTGGGCGCGGTCGGCGGGGCGATCGGCTCGGCGACCGTCCTGCTGGTCTCGGCGGCGAACGCCCTGTCAGCGTCGGCGGCGGCGTGGCCGATCAAGCTCCGCTACCGGGGCCGGTTCCAAGACATCGGCACGGCGGTGACGATGCAGGGAACCGCCGAACTGCTCTACTCCACGTCGCTGACCGCCTGGACCTCGACGCCGCTGCCGCAAACAGCCGCCGCCCGGGTCACCGCGGCGACGATCAACACCGAGCAGAACAACCAGCTAGACGTCGGCATCACCCTGTCAGCGACGACCGGCTCGCCGTCGGTCACGGTCACGGACCTGCACGCGATCTTGTCCGGCTGACCCGGGAGGGCGGCCCCGGTGATCATCCGCACGGTTCAGGCCGGCGCCGGCGGTACGACCACGAGCAGCACCCGCGCCCCCGGCGTGCCGGCGGGGACCGCCGTGGGCGACATGCTGCTGCTGTCGGCGTGCTGGTCGGGGTCCACGGTCACGATCACCGACCCGGCCGGGTGGACGCTGATCTACCACCCCACCACGAGCCAGCAGACCAACGACAACGAGGCGCTGTACGCGCGGATCGCCGACGGTTCCGCCACCGACTCACCGACGCTGACCCTGTCGGTGGCGGCGACGTTCATCGCCACCTGCACCTCGATCGGCGGGCACAACGGGGTCCTCCCGGTGGCCGGCACGACCGCAGCAGTGCAACTGGGCGGAACCGCCTCGACGACGATCACCTACCCGGCGATCACCCCGGCCACGGCCGCCGACGTGCTGCTGTACTTCACCGGCCTGCGGCCGACGACCGCCTCGACGCAGGTCACGATCGTCCAGCCGTCCGGCGGCGGCGGCACCGGGGGCGCCCTGACCACCCAGGTTGACGGGTGCACCAACGTGTCGGGGTCCGCCGAGTCCGAGCAGGCGGTGATCTCCCAGCAGTTGACCGCCGCGACCTCGGTCACATCCCAGACCGCCACCGTTTCGACGACCGTGTCGAGCGTGGTCATCGCCGTTGTGATCACCCCGGGGGCGGCGACGTCAGTCAACCCGCTCGCGCCGCCGTGGTTCAACCCTGGGATGGCCCGCGTGTTCGGGCCGGCCCGGCCGTTCTACGTCCCGCCGGCCGCCGACTACGCCACCGCCCAGACGTTCGCCGGGACCGCCGGCCTGGCCTGGGACACGTCCCTGTCGGCGCCGGCGGTGGAGGCGGCCCCGGCGGTCCTGCTGCCCGGCACATCGCTGACGGGGCCAGCGGCCGAGCTTGCCCCGGCGACCCTCGCAGCGGCCATGACCATCGGCGACGCCGGACTGCTCGCCGGGCCGGCGTCGCTGCTGGTCGCCGGCGCCCTCGCCGCGACCGGCGGCGGCCCGGCCGGCGCCACCCTGACCGCCGGGTTCACGATCACCACGGCCGGGATCCTGCTCGCCCCCGCATCGCTGGCCGCGAGCTTCACCGTGTCGGACTCGGCGGTACAGGACGCCCCCGCCGTCCTCGCCGCCACCGGGACCCTGGCCGGCCCGGTGTCCGCCCTGCTCGCCCCCGCCACCCTGGCGGCCGGATTCGCGATCAGCGATTCCGGGCTGCTGCTCGCCCCGGCCACCCTGGCCGCGAGCTTCGCCCTCACCGGCAAGGCCACCGAGCAGGCCGGCGTCACCCTGGCCGCCCAGGTGACCCTGGCCGATGCGGCGGTGCAGCTTGCGGTCGCGTCCCTGGCCGCCGCCACGTCCCTGGCCGGCGGTACCGGCGCTGTAGGCGCGGCCACCCTCACGGCAACCTCGGCTGTCAACGCGCCCTTGACGGCCCAGCTTGCCCCGGCGGCCCTCGCGGTCACGGCAAGCCTGACGTCCCCCGGCGCCCGTCAGGCCGCCGTGGCGTCCCTGGCCGTTGCCGCCGTCCTGGCGGCCAGCAGCCGGCAATTCTCGGCCGCGACACTGCTGCTCGCCGCGTCGATCGCCGCCACGGGCGGCGGTCCTATTACAGTGATCTATGGAACCGCGACGATAGGCGCGGGTCCGCTCCCCGGCGGTGTGCCAGGCGCCGGAACCGGTGCCGTCGATGTTCCCGGCGGCTCGGCCGCCGGCGCGGCGCCGGGGAGCGGCCGCACCATCGCTGCGACTGCCGGCGCAGGTTCCTCCGATGTGGTCATCCCCGGAGGACTGTCGTAAATGGCCGTCGATGTCGGCACCGTCTACACCGCCACCCTGGCGATCACGGACGCCACCACGGGCCAGCCCGTATCACCGGTCACCGCCACGCTGACAGTCACCCGCCCGGACCAGACCGTCGCCACGCCGACGGTTCCGCTGCCGCCAGCGCAAACCGGGCTGCTCGCCGTCCCGTACACGCTCGACCAGGAGGGGCTGACCAAGTTCGCGTGGGCCGGCACCCTCCCCGGCGGTGCCGCGTTCCCGCCCAAGATCGACTATGTCAACGCGCGGGCCTACGCCTCGGTGCTGTCGCTGGCCGACGCGCAGGACATCCTCGGCGTCACCGACCCTAAGCAGGTCGAGCGGATCCGCACCCTGGCGAGTGTGGCGACCCGGTACGCCGAGGGGATCGTCGGCGTCCTGGTCCCCCGGGCGTTCACCGCGGCGTGGGTGCCGGGGGAGTTCCGGCCGGTCCTGGCGGTGCCCAAGGGGCCGATCCTCACCACAAGCTCGGTCACGGCCGTCCGGTCGGTGTACGGCAACGGGCCAAGCTGGACCACAACTGACCTGGTGGTCAACACCCGGCCGGGGACGATCCGGCTCAAGTCGCTGATCGATTTCTGGTACGGGCCGTGGACGGTGGACTACACCGCCGGCGTGCAGATCGTCCACGAGGACATCGAGGAAGCGGTCCGCGAGATCCTGCGCGACCTGTACATCCCGTTCCGGGGCCTGTCGGTGGATATCGCCGAGCAGGCGCAAGAGGGGCTGAATATCAGCCCGTTCTACCGCGCCCCCGCGAGGGCGCAGATGCTGCTCGACCAACACGCCCTGCCCGGGTTCGGGTGAGAGAGGACAACCGGCCATGACCAGCACGCAGGTCCGGGTGCAGTCGCAGGCGTCCGCGCCTACCGGCGGTGCCGTCGCCGCCGTCGGCACCGGCGGCACGTTCGCCGCCGCAACGTATTTCTGGAAGCTCACCCGGCGGACCGTATTCGGCGAGTCGCCGGGCTCGACGGAGGTCACCGTCGCGATCGCACTCAACGGGTCCGCCAACCTGACCTGGACCCTGCCGCCGGCCGGGACCGTCGGGATCCGCATCTACCGGGGCACGGTCACCAACACTGAGAACGTCCTGGTCGGCGAGGTCGCCGGCAACGTAACAGCGTTCACCGACACCGGCGGGTCGCTGCAAGCCGGGACCCCGCCGGCCGCGCCGTCGGCGTTCGCCAACGCCACCTTTGACGCTGCGGCCCGGACCGCCAAGTCCACGACGGCCCTGTCCGGGCTGGCCCCCGGGCAACTGCACCAGGCGCTGCGGGCGATCAACCTGTGGCACAACTTCCCCACCGACCCGGCGTTCACCGGGCAGGCGTCCAAGATGCTCGCCGCGGTCGGCCTGGCGATACAGGAGGTCTAGACGATGGCGACACAGATCAAGCCCAAGACCAGCGGGTCGTTCACCACGATCACCGTGACCTCGACGGGGCTCGCGTCCGATTCCTCGACCGGGATGCCGTCGGCGTCGGCGGGGACCGGCCTGGTGCACGCCGCGCTGCGGGCGTGCAACGAATGGCACAACACGCCGTCGAACACGACGAACACGGCACGCGCGGCCAAGATCGCCAGCGCGGCCGGGATCTCGATACAGGAGGTCTGACCGGTGGCCTGGTCGTCGAGCGTCGATCCGGTGATCAACGCCCTGCTGGCGATCTTGCCCGCGTGGCCGGACCTGGCCGGGGTGGCGATCCGCGACGGCCAGCAAACCCCCGACGTGTCCGCGACGGGGGCGGTGTTCATCGGCGACACCCAGCAGCTTGACGACGCCGGCCAGCCCGTCGAGAACGCCGCCGACTACCTCGCCCAGTCCGAGGGCCTGGGCGGGAACCGGTCCCGGGAGCAGTTCTCGATTCACTGCTGCGCGGCGTTCCTCGACACCAACGGCAGCTACGGGAACGCCCGCAAGCAGGCGTATGCGCTGGCGAACGCCGCCGGCGCGGCGATCGAGGCGCATTCCAACGGGCTGCCGGTCAACGGGTCCAACACGATCCAGGGCCAGGCGGGGATGTCCGGCGGGTCGCTCAAGTACGTCAAGACCGACGCCGGCGTCAAGGCCGTCGTCCTGTTCGACGTCGATGTGACGTCCTACACCCCCTAACAGGAAGGGAATCCCGCACCATGGCTACCTACGTTGCGCAATCCCCCGGCCACGCGGGATTGCAGCCGACCTGGGTCACCCCGGCAGTGTCCGGGGACCTGGCGCCGACCGGCGCCGCGATGTACCTGGTCGTGTTCAACGGCTCGGTGTCGTCGATCACGGTGACGCTGCCGTTCGCCCCGACCTACGACGGCCAGGGGGTCTCGTCGAGGACGGTCAACGTGCCCGCCTCGACGCTGGCCGCCCCCGCTCCGGTGTTCATCCCGCTGCCCGACGGCGTGTATGGCGTCGGCACGACGGCGGTCAACTTCTCTGCCGTGACCACGGTCTCGGTGTGCGTGCTGCGGGTGTCGGCGTCATGACCCGCGTGTGGCATCCGGGGATCGAGGCCGAGGGCGGCCCGGCGTTCGCCGACGTGGACCCGTCAGCGGTCGGGGTCATGCGCAACGCCGGGTGGATGCTCGCGTCCGAGCGCGACGAGCACGTTGACCGGGTCGCCGCGCACCCGTCACAGAACCGGCCCGACGGCGACGCCGACGGCGACTCGCCCAAGGCAAAGCGCCCCGCACGGGGCCAGAGCGCCGGCCAGTCCGGCAGTGAGGGGAGTTGATCACCGATGCCGGCGGCACCGCTGACCCCAACTAACCGGTACTTCCCGCCGGGCAAGCGCAAGGTGTACTGGCTGACCACCTGCGCGAACTACAACGCGCCGACCCGCACCGAGTTGAACGCGGGCACTGACCTGTCGGCCGAGGTCGCGGCGATGGCCGGGTTCAGCCTGACCGACAACCCCGTCGATACCCCCGACATGGGGTCGCGGTTCACGTCGCAGGTGCCGGGCCGGCAGACCGCCGCCGGGTCGTCGATCACCTGCTACTGCGACACCGTCGGCAACGACGCCCGGTCGCTGCTGACCAACAACGCGGCCGGGTTCGTGGTCTGCCTGTGGGAGGGCGACGTGACCGGCCAGTTCATGGACGTGTTCCCCGCCAAGGTTGACAGCCAGGCGATGGACACGACCGTCGATGACCCGGGGCAGTGCGTGTTCTCCTTCACGATCACGCGCGTGCCGGCGATCCGGGTCCTGATCCCGTAGCCGTGCCGGTCGCCTCGGCGTTCGGCCTTGAGCCGGTATCGGCGACCTCACTGCGGGAGGTCGCCGGCCGGCTCCGGCGCATGTCTGACCGGAAGGCGGCTGCGGAGTTCCGCCGGGAACTGCGGGCGGCGGCGGCGCCGCTGGTGCCGGCGGTGCGGGCGTCGATCGCCGCGATCCCGGCCAAGACCGGCCGGGTGCGCCGGCCGGGCGGGTCGCTGCGCTCGACGATGCAGAAGGCGACGAAACTGTATGTTCGCACGACCGGGCCGCTGACCGGCGTCGTGGTCATGGTCGATGGGCGGAAGATGCCCGCCGGGATGCGGCGCATTCCGGCGTATGAGGAAGGGACGCTGCCCCGGTGGCGGCACCCGACCTTCGGGCACACCGGCCCTAACCAGTGGGTGCAGCAACCCGCTCACCCCTACTTTTACCGGACGGTCCGGCCCCTCGGCGTCGCGTCGAGGGTCGCTGTGGGCCGGGTGATGACCCGCGTCGGCGAGGACGTCACAGGAGGGAGACCGATCATCAGTGTCTGACGAGATCCTCGGCCGTGAGGCGTTCCTCGCCCACGCCGGCGAACTGCCCACCGAGAAAGTTGTGATCGAGGGATGGGGGACGGCGATCATCCAGGGCCTGTCGGCCGCCGCCCGCGACAGCTACGAGGCGTCGGTGGTGGTGCTGCGCCGTGGGAAGGGCGGCCGGACCGAGGAAGGCCGCGATTTTGACAACGTCCGCGCCAAGCTCGTGGTTCGGTGCCTGATCGGCACCGACGGCCGTCCCCTGTTCGGCGCCCACGAGTACGACCTCGTCGGCCAGTTGCCGGCGATGGTCATCGACAAGCTGTGGGAGGCCGCGACCCGCCTGTCGGGGATGACCGAGGAAGACATCGAGGAACTGGCCGGGGATTTTCCCGAAACCCCGCCCGAGCGTTCCGGTTCGCCCTCGCCCTCGCCCTCGGCTGCACCGTCGCCGAGCTAACCGCCCGGCTGGGCGCCCGCGAGTTCGACCAGTGGCAGGCATATGACCTGTTCCTGGCCAGGCAGCGCAAGAACGGCCCCGGGAAACCGGACCCGGACACGAGAGGACTAGGCGGCTAACCGATGGCCACGATCGCCCGCGTCATGTACGACGTAGTTGCCAGGGATGGCGCTAGCCGTACGTTCCGGCGCATCGGCGATGACGCCACCTTCGCCGAGGGGCGGGTGGCCCGGTTCGGCCGGACGTTCGCCGTCGCCGGCGGCGTGGTAGCTGCGGCTGCTGTCGCCGTCGGCGTCGAGTCGGTGCGGATGGCGACCACTTTCCAGGCGCAGATGACCCGCATCCAGACCCAGGCCGGCGGGTCCGCGCGGGACGTCAAGGTCCTCACCGGGGCTGTCCTGGGTTTGTCGTCGAGGCGGGCGCAGCAGTCGCCGCAGATGCTCGCCCAGGCGCTGTACCACCTCAAGTCGGTCGGCATGGACAACGTCCACGCCATGACCGCGCTGCGGTCCGCGTCGGACCTGGCGGCCGTCGGCGGCGCCAACCTTGAGGACACGACCAACGCCCTGGCGGGGGCGTGGCGGTCAGGGATCAAGGGCGCCCAGTCGTTCGGGAAGACGGCGGCGACGGTGAACGCCATCATCGGCGCCGGCAACATGACCATGACCGATTTCGTCGGGTCGCTGACCTCGGGCATCCTCCCGGCCGCGCGCACATTCGGGGTGTCGCTGCGGTCGGTGGGGGCGGCGATGGCCCTGATGACCGACGAGGGCATCCCCGCCGAGGTCGCCGCGACCCGGCTGCGGATGACCTTGTCGCTGCTCGGCGCCCCGTCGGCCAAGGCGCAGGCGCAACTCAAGGCGATCGGCCTGTCCTCGACGTCGCTGGCGAACGCGATGCGCTCACCCGGGGGCCTGGTCGCCGCCGTGGGCCTGCTCAAGACCCACCTGGACAACTCGGGCCTGTCGGCGACCAAGGCCGCCCAGTTGATCAGCAACGCGTTCGGCGGCGGCCGGTCCAGCGCGGCGATCATGACCCTGCTCAATAACTACAGCGTGCTTGAGCGCAAGCAGAATCAGATCAATAACACGATCGGCCGGTACGGTGCCGCGGTCGCCGCGCAGCGCAAAACCGCCGGCGCCGAGTTTGAGCGGCTGCGGGCGATCATCGACACGGTCGGGATCAGGATCGGCCTGGCCCTGCTGCCGCCGGTCACGTCGTTTGTGTCGTGGATCGTGAACAGGGCGATCCCGGCGGTGGGCCGGTTCGGGTCCCGGGTCGGGCAGGTGTTCGACCAGGTGATCCCGATCGGCACGATCAAGCGGGACTGGCAGGACGTGCTGCAGTTCCTCGGCTTGTCCAAGCCCAGGCCGGTCAAGCTGGTGACCGGCGACCTGCTGCACCTGCCCAAGGCGGCGCCGCTGTTCGCCGGGGATCTGCTGCACCCGCAGCCGTTCCATTTCAACGACGCCAACCTGTTCCACCCGCTGCCCAAGTCGGCCGGTGCCGGGCTGGCGTCGTCGATCGCTTCGGTGCTGCACGGGCCGGCGGTCGGCAACGCCCTGGGGACGGCACTGGGGGACGCGTTCGCGTCGGTCGCGACCCACGCCGCCATGATCACGTCCAAGCTGGTGACCGCGCTCGCCGGCCTGGACTGGACCACGATCGGCAAAACGGTCGGGTCGCAGGCGCTCGGGTTCGGTATCGGCCTGATCGCCGGGTTCGGCAACGACCTGTTCTCGGTGACCTGGTGGAAAAAGCATTGGTGGGACGCGATCCTCACCGTCCTGACGGTGTCGGCGGTCGGGAAGTTCGCCGGCCCCCTTGAGCGGATCTTCGCTAAGATCCCGATCCTGCGGTCGTTTACCCCGTTGCTGCGGGGGATCGAGAAGCTGACCGGGCCGATGAACAAGGCGATCGGGAAGGTCGTCGAGGCGGTCGGTAACGGGCTGATCGACGGGTTCACCAAGACATTCCCCACCGCGGCTAAGTGGCTGACCCGCGAGGGTGGCCTGCTGACCACCCGCCTCGGCGTGATGGGGATCCAGATGTTCGACCGGTCGCTGTCCGCCGGCCGGGGGATTCTGCGCGGCATCTAGTCCGGCACGTCGGGGCTGGTGCAGGTGGTCCTCGGGGTGATCC